AACGAGATCGGCGTCTGTTCCTGTAAGCGAGTAAGCACCGGCTTCACAAACGAAGGTGTAGTTACGTTGAACCGCAAAACTTATGTCCGAGCCAGTCAAGGCGTAAGAGCCGGAAGCGCAAACGAGTGTATAGGATTTCGTATTGCCGAATGTTACATCCGTGCCTGTGAGCGTGTACGAGCCTGCCTCACAGATCAGGCTGTAATGGAATTGCGCTGTAAGCGTTGTATCCGTTCCGGTTAGGGAGTATGAACCTGCTTCACATTCAAGCGTGTAATTCCGCTTGACTTCAAAAGTGGTAGCAGTACCAGTCAGACTGTAACTTCCAGCACCACACGAAAGCGTGTAATGACGAGTGACCGTGAGGTCAACGTTTGTTCCTGTGAGCGCGTAACTCCCCACTCCGAGCGCGAATATGCGATGTGATGTCAGGCTTGCATCCGTGCCAGTGAGAGCATAAGAGCCAGAATTGCACGCCATCGTGCGAGCAGAAGTCAAGCCTGCGTTTGTTCCGGTTAGACTGTATATTCCTGCTTCAAGCGAGAGCGTGTAATGGAATTGCGCACTTAGCGTGGCATCCGTGCCTGTCAGGCTGTACGAACCTGCTTCACAAGCGAAGGTGTAATTGCGTTGAACAGTGAGCGTTGCATCTGTGCCAGTAAGCGAGTACGAGCCAGCGGCGCAGGTGAGGGTTAGGTTTTGAGAGCCAGCGGTGACGGTTGGTACTGGTTCTACGCCGTCTACCGCAATCCATTCCGTTACAAGATCGGGTGTGGCAACATCATCAAAAGAGCGATAATAGTAATCAAAAGGCTCAACAAATATCAGCCAAACGCCATCATCATTAAACCAGCGAATGATATTTCCGCCATTTTCAAATGAAGGCTTACCATTCACCATTGCCGTATAGACATAAGTCCCATTCACCGCAGTTGTTCCAGCCCCTGCGACAATCATATCCCTCATACGCTCACCTCGTATCCTTTACCGCCCAAGCCCAACGCAAGGGCGGTTTCATATCCGCCACGATTACGCCAAACTAAACAGTTCTGTGCCGAAGTCCAATTTGAACGTGTCGCCAGAAGCAAGGGTGACTTCAGAGCCATAATCGAAGTAGCAGATCAACTCGTCGTTCGCGGAAGTATCATCGTAGATAATGATATATCGGAACGGACCAACAGCGCCTGAAGCGGTCATGGTCTTATCATCTACAACGAGTTTATATGTGCCGCTGGTTTGGCTGGAGCTTGTAACAGACAAAGTCACGTTGTCAAGATTAGCAACCGAGACGGTGGTAATATCTGCCAATACCGCATCAGCAGATGCAGAAGGGGCATTAGACGCATTGGATAATGCGACTTTGAGGGCGTCAGTTGCGAGATTGTGTTTCCCTTCCGCAAGTGCCTCGACAAAAGAATTGAATTTATTGTATGTTGCCATTGTTAATCCTCCAAAGATTAGTGATTAATTTTCTAACGGAAATCACACCTGTTTCCGATAACTTCCATAACGAATGACTGACTTCGGGTACATCTCGCTCAACTTGCCGATTGTGCCAGTCCAGGGATCGGCAATAATCACATCCGTCCCAGTCACGCCGATCCCCAGCACCCAATGCATCTCAATTAGTGGGGTATCGTCATTAAAGTCCACGAACATAATCGGCAGTACGCCCGCCAGAATTGCGCTGCGAATGAGCGCGGTGGACGGGTTATAAACGAAGCCGTCAAAGTGCATGTCGGGATATAGTCGTTCGATGGCATCCCACAAAAACAAGTTGCCTTCTGAATAGCCTTCATTGGCAGTCAGCCAATCGTTCAATTGCAGCGGATTAGAAGCGTGCCCGAAAGCATTACAAACCATAGACACGTTAGTCATCAAACAGCCGTTCGCGCCGATAGTACTGCGCGTTCCGAGCGAATGAGCCGCCCAACGAATATCGCGCTGCGAATAGACCGGACCATAGTAGGCGTATTCCAGGATTGCAGGCGGCTCATCTCCCAGCGGTTGCAAGTACTTACTCATAACGTAGCCACTAATATTTTTGTAATTGATTAGATACCAATCGCCGACAATAACATAAACAGGCACAACCGTTCCGGGATATAAATCGCCCAAGTCCTGACTGTAAATATCGGGCTCTTTGCGGACGTTCACATACGGAGTTGCCCAGCCATACACTTTTGCGTCAAACAGCTTATATGGCGGTTCAGGTTCTGGCGGCGTTTCCTCTCCAGGCCCAAAAAAGGCGGCAATTTCTTTATTGCCTGTATTCCAGCGGTCAATGTCAATGTAATGGCTTGCCGCGCCAAATTCACTGCCATTTCCCCACTCGCAAGTCTGGTGAATGAGCCAATTCGTCACGCCATTTGGCAGGGCGGGCGGCGGGGTAGCTTCAGGCGTGTAAAGCGGAGAAGGCAGGGGTTTGCGGTAGCCAGCCAGCCACCAGTCCAGCTTTGGCAGGCGGCTAACATCCAGGAATTGATTCACCCAGCTTGCCCTACTATAAACCACAGGATAGCGTCCTGTTTCATCCCAGAGCTCAACTAAACACTGTTCCAGCGTGTCTGTAATGCGCGCCTTATTGTAGCCGTGATCTAACTCCATATCGAGTACAAGGCGGTCATGTTCACCAGGCTTTACGATGCTTAGGAAGTGGTCTGTCTGCCTGCGCGCGTCTTCACCAGGATAGATGACGTGATAAGCCAGGCGAGGCAATTTGGCTAACGCCCAGTTCCTTTGGAATTTTGGGTCTACATATCCCCATGACACGGTTGCCCTAATGCCGATAAATTCCGCTTTGTTGTTTAATACGTCGAAATTTACATCACCTTGATATTTGCTGATATCAACGCCAATTGGGAACGATGTAGTCATTTTCGTTTACCTTCCGTTGCGCGTTTTGTTTTAGTTTTGCATGGCATAGTAACCTCCATTATGCGGTTTCATAAACAATTGTCACAAACAATTCATCCCCACTCGCCCAAGTAAATGGAACCACTTTGGAGAGAGTGGAGGAACCCTGATCGCGTGAAAAAATGACAATACCTGAATCGCCACTGGACAAAGACGTCACACCACTATAACTGGCACCCGTACTTGCATCATAAGCTCGCCATTGACCAATATAACGGACGCTGGAATTTGCTACTAATTTTGGCAAGCTGAACCACCAGTTGCCAGAGCCATAAGTAGTAGTACTGCCCATTACTAAGGCGATGCTGTAGATAACCGATTTGCCAATTTGAGTATATCTGCCTGCCAGAGTGCCATTGCCAATCGATGGGTTAGTGGTAGGTGCAGACCATGTCGGAGTGTAGGCTGTCCACACACCCAAAGCTGACACTTTTACAAAAGCCGTACTGTCGTTGCCATCCAGTTTATCGCTATCTGCTGCCTTGCCGGTTGTAAGCAGGTACTGCGGGTGGTCGTTATCCCCCAGCCCACTAAGCGCTCCGTGGTCGGTTATAACAATCGGCCGCTCTTTTACTTGCAGCCGTTCGACTTCCCGCCCCAGCCGATTCAAACGCCCAACGACTTTCTCATCAAAATTGCTCACAATTCACCTCGTAGCTTTATATCCAGTTGTTCGCCGCCGTCTTGGTCTACTTTTACCCTTACACTTCCAACTCGGCAATCTACGAAGTAGCCGAATGCCTCCGCGCTCAATACGTCACCAAACTGATAGTGAATGTTATACTGCATTCCAGGCGTGTCATGCAGAGTACCGGTCAGCACTTGACGCGGCCTGAATTCGTCCAGAGCGGTATAACCGTCTATTTCAAGCGTGATGAAGTGGCGAGTGTCACGTGAATCCTTAAAGTACTCGCGCCGATTCCACTTGCTCGCGTTCATGCGCTCGTAATTCGTGCGCGTTACCAATGTTCGCGCGGCGCCTTCCCCTTGTCCGCCAACTAACACCACATTGCGCTCATCAGTATGGTAAGTGCCAAAAGAGGCTTCGCTCAAGTTACCATATTGCCTGCCAACTAAGCGCGGATCTCCAGAAGCGCGCCCGTGATTTTGCCCACGTTGCCCCGTGTAAGTCCTAAACTCGAACGCGCCAGGGGCAGTCCTTATTACATCAAAACCAAGCCATACATCATTGTCCTCCGACGCCACTTCGCAGATTTCCTGTAACACAGTCAGCACGTTTCGATAGGCAAAGTCCTTAGTAATGTTTGGCCCGCCCGCGCCTAAATCCGGCGCGCAAGTTAGTTTTGTGCGCGTTGCAACACCTGAAGCCGCGCCTAATTGTTCGCTAACAATTGCCTTCAACATATCGTCCGGGCTGTCTTCCTTTGACGCAGCCGCACTGCCAGAATAAGCCCAAACAATCGCCGTATCCAGTAGCCAGTTTGCGTCAAACGCGGTTAGCCGGATATACTCCGCTCCATTGCTATCCGTCCAGAATTCCCAGTCTTGTAAAAAGTAAGCCGTTTCGTTCTGGAGCTCCAGCGTACCGTTCTTCTCACGCCATATCTCGAATATATCACCGACTGCGAATTGATCGTACTGCATCAGCCCGCGCGGCAAGTCCACCACTAGCGTGCCAATCGCGTTCTGGGTCTTGACGTACTCAAGGCTGTTGAACGCCTGAATTACGCCTTTTCTGACGCCTTCGTGCGTATACCATACTAATTCGTATCTCATTATAGCAGCGCTCCATCCAGCCCCCAGAACTTCGGCGTCCAAACGATGCTTGCTTTGGTATTGGCATCCGTGCCATCCATCCATAGCGAGATATAGTTCGCGCCCGGACTTACGTAGAAATCGCCATAATCAGAACCCGGAACGATATACCGCATAAGGTTGCCGCGCCCATCCCATCCACTTCTGAAGCTAAGGTTGAGCGGGTCGAATGATAGATTAATCCACTCACCGGGCTGCAACACCAATCCATCGAACATCACCGACTTTCCGGTCGTGTAATTCGTAATTGCCTTGAGCGTTCCCGGTCCCATTATGCTGATGAACGGATACGTGTTCGCGCTTGCACTTGTTACGTTCAGGTTGAGCGCGACGATGCCCGTTTTGGCATTTACGCCCGACGATCCTGCGGTTGAGAACGCTCCGCCGATATACAAAGAGCCGTCTGAAGCGGGAAGAATTGCTCTCACAGCTGATGTTCCAGGTAGATTAATGTCAAGGGGTTGCCACGCGCCATTAGACCAAACAGCAACACGGTCTGTCAAAATAAGCCCGCCAGCGACAGTAAAATTTCCAACAGCATAGACCTTGCCGGAATTAATAAAAATGTGGCGAATAGGCCCGTTCGTGCCAGTTCCCAATGATTCCCATGTGCTTCCAGTCCATTTTGCAATGTAATCCGCATTTGCAATTCCGCCCGCATTTGTGAAGCCACCTCCCACATAAAGGTAACCAGTTGCGCCAAAAACAAGCGTATATACATATGCGCCAATATCTGTATTTGTGCCAACAACTGAGAATGCAGTCCCGTTCCATTTGCATAAATATGGATAAGACGCGTCTGTGAACAAACCTCCTACATATAAGTCGCCATTAGGCGCAAAAGCGAACGCATAAACCGTGTTATTCAAACCAGTGGAGAGCGGAGCCCAAGACGAATAAAATGGAAGCCATTTTGCAATGTGTGCTGTGTTTGCCACCCCCCCCGCAAGTGTGAAATCTCCGCCAGCATATAAATCGCCATTAGGTGCGACAACTAATTGCCAGCAACTGTTATTAAGCCCCGTTCCAAGAGCATTAATTGTCGGCGTACCAAATATGTTAGTAATTTTGACAATGTAATCTCCAGCACTGCTTCCTAAATTTTCGAATATACCACCGATATACAAATCTCCATATGCGTCAAAAGCCATTGCCAAAACAGAAGTAGCAGGATCTTCAGGTATTGATACCACCGCTTCCCATTGTTCTGTCACCGGATTCCAGCGTGCCAAATAATCTGCGTTTGCTATCCCACCTGCGTTTGTAAATGCGCCACCCACGTAAATCTTGCCGTCCGGCCCTTCAGCCATGCAATTAACTTGACCGTTCAACCCCGTAATCAAACTCTGATAAGCAGAACCAGTCCACTTGCACCAGTTGCCATTCGGGTCACGCTTGACGATAAACTCTGCCGGAAACTCGGCGTACAAATCCAACTCCTTGCCCTCGTTATACGCGCCTTGTAAAAGCCCGCTGGGGATGGTGAAATTCAACATTTCCCGTTGATAGACTGGCATGTCGGGAATGTCATTGTGACTCGGTTGAAATACGCAAACAATGTCAATGGGGTTAGTGGCCTCACTCCCATTCGCGTCAAAGCCCTGGTAGCGGATAATACGCGTTTGCCCTTCGGCTAAGTCCGGGCGCAAGGCATCAAGAATAACTTTTCTATTAGCCTGCAATTCCCCCTGATTATCTCCAGAATAGGCAAGCACCAGTGTAAAGTTCCTGCTCTTACGAATGTGCGTTTGGTACATATCACCGCCTGAAGTCATCTTGGTCATGATCTGATTCCAGTCGCCCATACCTAAGCCATAAGAGGTTATCACTTTGGCATAATCGTTAATACAAAGCGGCTCGCCACCGGATGCTAACGTTCCGGGTCTGTATGAAGACGAATTGCGCGGCAAGCCAAGCCATCTGCAGCCGGCTTCATACCCGTGAATGAGAGTGGTGGCTTTTGACGCCTGTTCGAATTGCGCGCCGTCAATATAGAACGGCAACGTAGAAGCAACTGCGTCACGGACTACATAGACACGATAGGTTGTTACTGTTTCTACAACCGGGAAGCTGACCGATACCCGCTGCCAATAGCCGGTTGCCACAAAAGTTGTAGTATTCTTTGCAGTACCACTTGAATTGGCAATATAAATCCGCATTACCTGCCCTTGCACGCCTAACACATCACAGCTAAATGTATAAGTTAAGCCATTGGTTACGCTTAGGTTGGGATAATAAGCGCGGCTTGCAACGCCTGAAGTCGGGTTGACTTTCATCGAATACGCGCCGCGCCGTTGCTTGTCTCCCGTTAAAGCGATGGTAACCCCAGAACCGGAAGCCGCCCACCCCGCAACCCCTTCTGGCGTGTCAAAGCGCGGGTTCTTGATTTGATTCGTACCCTCTGCAGGCACTATAATCCAATACTTCATTTGTTCCAACTTAGGTGCTGTCATCCGTTCCAAGCCTCCATCAATTCAAATGCCATTTTCAAATCCATCGGATTAGCAGTCGTTGGCATAATCAGGTTATAGGTATTGCCAGTTTTCCCGTTGCCGCCTAACAATGCCAATAGCTTATCGTTCGATATAATCTGCCCGCTCTCATGAGGCATAAACAGTTCTGGCCCACGCTCTCCAACGATGTAAGGCGTGTCTGTGTATACATTGCCGCCGGACGCGCGTGTGCCTTCGCCGTACGTCGGTCCCGTGTAATTCTCATACGGATCATAATTTCCGTAAGTTTCATAGTAAGTTCTTACAAACACACGCTGCTCTTTATCAAGCAGAACGTATTGCTCTAACAAGTCGAAAGTGGCGAACGCAGCGGTAGCGTCTACGGTTACGTTGCCGGTCTTTTCGTCAATCTCCAGCCCGTTGATTGTTTCAATTGCATTGCCATAAGCAGCCATTGCCGCCTTCGCGCCCTCTTCAGACATATAGCCCATGTCAATTGCCATCTGCATATAAGCGCCGAGTTCGGCTTGCGTAACCCCACCAACTGCAATGGTAGCCTGGAGCATATCCAGCGTGACGCGGTCGGCAAGTTCTTTCATTGAGCCTTTTAGCTCTTCAACCTTTGTTTTGGCTTCTTCATATTTTTCAGAGCCAATTGGCTCTTCTGCCATGATTTTTTCTTGCGCCGTAATTTCTTCCAGCATATCGGTATAATCATAGGCTAAGTCGATGATACCTTCATAATTGCCTTCAAGTGAAGTGATATTTTCAAGTTCGGCATTCATCTTGGCTTGCGCTTCGGCAGCCTCAATTGTGGCATCAATTAATGCCAACTCTTCTTCGGTTAGCGTGCCGGTATCTGAGGCTGCGTTAACCGCTGCTTTCCCACTTGCAGCTAACGCCTTTTCGGAGTTATAAAGTTCCTCGTTCATCATGCCCAATGGTAAGTTAGCCATTGCCATTCTATATTCAAATTCGCCCCAACTATCTGTCGCGTCGAATATGCTTTGAACCAGGCTAATTTCAGATTGAGCCGTGTCTTCTGCCGCATTACCAACTTGCTCAAGACCACCTGCGGCCGCGCTCGCAACGCCAGGTGTCAGCGCCAATTCCTCGTTCATTCTGGCCATCTGCCATTGAATGTTATTCATGAAGTCTGGACTGCCCATATCAGCGGCGAAGAGCAAGCCCAGATCTTCAATAAAGCCCTCTAAATTTTCAGTATTGAATGGCTTCGTTCCCCAATAATCCATCACCGTTCCAAGATACTGCATCTGAATTACAAAATCTTGTATGTCTTCGGTTAAGGACGTAAACATATTAGTAGCAACTGGCACCAGGGCTTGCCCTAACACATTCTTCAACCCAGTCCACGTGTCGCCAAGATCATCGAGCGCATCCTTATAATCTTTAGCTGCTTGCGCCCCATCTTCTGTTACTATCAAATTGTCGTCAATTGCAGCCGTACCGGCACGAATCGCATCCCCACCTGCCAGCAGGAATGGCATCATGTCAGCATAAGACTTGCCGAATATCTCGCTTGCCTTTGCCGCACGCACAGTTGGGTCTTGTATTGCCAGTAGTTCATCGGATAATGCCGCAAGATTGTCAATGGTCGGCGTGAAGCCGTTCTTGAGCGCCATTTCCATCGAACGCTGCATGGTTTCCATCGGCACGCGAAAATCATCAGCCGCCTGCGTTAGCCGGCTCATTTCTTCGGTGGTTACTCCCGCCATTTGTGCTGATAGCCGCATGGAGTCAGCATAATCAGCCCAATCACGGATGGAGTCAATTACAGCCTTGCCAGCTTTATAAGTTGCAGTAGCAAGACTAAGCGTTCCAATCGTGGATTTTACTAATTCCTTAGAGAATCCCGACAGCTGACTTTTAGAGCCACCAAGTCCTTTATCAAGTGAGCTTGTATCAATGCCAATCGTGGCGAAAAGCGATGCTATTGCGCCCATTAATTACCTCTATTACGTTTCTTTGCCATGTAACCGCGCGCCTTTGCCTTGCCGTCTCGAATCTGCAGCCAATCGTTCCAGTCCTTAACCGAGAGCGCGTCTACCTGGTCGAGCGTCCAGCCGGTTTCCTGGACTAATTCCCAGCGCCAGAATTCATGCGGCATGGAGTCTGCCATGCCAATCATTCCCAGGTAGACGCGCCCGCTTAGTTTTTTGATTCGTCAAAGCTGGTCTCTTTGCGAAATGACTCCCAAATGCCCAATGCCACTTTGCGATAGTCGAGCGGATTCAATTCCGCAAGTTCGTCAGCCGTCATGCCAATCAGCTTGCCAACGACAATATCGTTAGTTTCAACGTCGGTTTCTTTATCGAGCAGCATCCGCCATTCCTTTTGTGTTATGGCGCTCCAGTCGTACTCAATCTTTGCTCCGTTAGAAAGTTCTACCATTATCAGCTCCAAGCCCCGTTACTCTGGAAGGTGCAATTGACAGTCACTACGTCCGCATAAGGCGTGTCGAATGTTGCCCCCATCGAAATAGCCGGGTAAGCTTTGCTCAACTTGCCAGTCGCCGTGCCTTCTGGTGCTACGGTCAAAGTGCCTTGTACTCCGGCTGCCAAAGCCGCATATAAGGCAGTTCCGCCAGTGGGGAATAGACCAGAATAGTCAATAGTCGCGCTCTTGATGGTGGGAATGTAGGTTTTGTGAGTGTCAGACCCAGCGGTTGTTTCGGCTGTATCCGTGTTTTCCTTGATTGAGACGCTGCGATAATCGCCAGACAGATTGATAGTTCCAGCGCTTGATGCCCAATTAATATAAGCATCTTTTCCAGTAATGTTATTTTCAGCCATTTTTCGTTATCCTCCGATAAATGATTAGTCAAGTCTCACGCGGTAGTAAGCCCCGCAAGACCAGGTGGTTTTGCCTGCCTCGTCAATTTCTGGCAGGACGATTGATTCTTCGCGTGCCAGCCAGTAGTTGTCCCAGCTGGTCATGCTTAGTTCCGTTTCTAATAACTCAGCCGCATAGCCGTCAAGCTGCGCAGCCTTCTTCGCGTCGGCGGCGTAAGCCCGCACATAGATCACCGCGTTCACACTCTCGCGCGGCGTCATGTTTTCGTGCCCGCCTGCCACATAGCTCCATATCACATACGGCAGCGCCTTGCCTTCGGGTGCTACGCCGTGATAAATAGCAGTCCCGCCAAGCGCGGTAGTAAGCGCCGTCCCTGCAGACAGTTTAGAATAGATTGCCGTGTTCAATGCGTTAATATGCGAGGTCATTTCTGAATCAGACCATCCTTAATCCGCTGTTCGAGCAGCTTTGTTTCGTCTTCAACTGATGGCTTCAAATAAGGGCGGGCTGCCATTTTATAAGTGCCAAACTCCACATAAGCCGCATATTCAGCCGTAAACTCAACATTGACAAATCCGGATGACGCATAGTCGGTGTTTACTCTGCCACTGCTGCGCAAGTAGCCATATCTAATAGGCGCTCTTGGCACTGCTACACTAAGAATATGAAAGGCTGCCGCCCTGATAATCTTATCGCGGTTACCAGGCAATTTTGCGATAATCTCGTCCAGCTTCTTGGTGTCCACTCTTACGCTAACGCTCATTCGACTCGCTCCAGTTCAGCGCGTTTCACCGCCTGCCAACTTTGCCCATCATTGAGGCTTTTTACCGCCCAAATATAATCGCCCGATTTTACGCGGTTAGTGGTAGAAATAGGCGTGTTATAGGGCAAGCTTAGTACAGCCTTGTTATATGGCTGAATTGCCCCGCCTGTAAGCAATTCGCTGCCAGTGCGATAATCAATGCGGCAATGTATATTTGCGGTTGCCGTGCCCCACGTCTCGGTAAATCCGCCCTCACTATCGGCGGTATAAGCCACGCTAAGAATGTCACAAACATCGGGCAGCAGGTCTTCAATATCTGCCCGCATCTGCATTAGTTCACGCGCGGTCAAGCCTATCCCCATATGTCATCCCTCACAATCTTTGCGGTTGAAATGCCTTCACTCGCACTGCGCTGCTGATAATAGTTTGCCATTGTCAGGTATTGCTGCGCCTGTTGGCTGCGCTTGACAGAATGCCCATCGGTTGAGAAGTCCACCAATTCGGTAGCGTGCGCTGCTTTCATGCGCCATATATCAGCCGCAGCCGCATCGAGATCATAAGCGAAGCCGCTCCAATAGAACGCCTTCCCGTTTTGGTCGGTTGAGAACGTGACTATTCCGCGCGCATAATCAACTGTGTAGCCGCTTACCGTGCCTGCGGCATCTTCAATCTTGAAGACTGCCGTCCCGCTCTCCACGTTGGTTGCGTTCAGCAGGTATTGTTTATAGACAATCGAACCGCTTTCGTAAGTCGGCTGCGCATCCATCAGCTCGTGAATATGCTCAACCTTATGCCGGTCCAATGCGCGCTGAATTTCGTCATCGCTCCAGTACTCCAACAAGCCGGTATCCGTTGAAACAGTCCATTCGTTCGGCGCGGCATCGGCATAGCCCCGTACTGTGTCAATTAGTGATTGCATTCCTATTCGTGCCATAATTATTTTCCTTTCACAGCCCGCGCGTAAACGTCACCGTGAGATTTATCGTGCAGCACTTCTACATTCGACCAATCCGCAAGCCATTCCCGTAAAGTATCAGGATCAATGTTTGCATAATATTCACCGCCCATATCGCCTAATGAGCCATTGCATCTATGAGGTAATCTCGGTTCGGCAGCGGCTGTGATAATCAGCACCCCACCTGGTTTCAATGCCCGCCACGCGCTTATAATTTGTCCTTGCGCTTCAGGATCATGTTCCATTGCTTCGGCTGTGATAATTACATCAAATCTACTTTCGCCGTCAAAGTCCTGTGCTCTGCCAACCCAATCAACGCCATTTCCAGCCCACATATCAACGCCGATATATTCAGCACAATCAGCGAATAAAGGACGCGGACTTCCATTGACATTATGAGAGCCAAACTCGACTACTTTCAGACCGGCTGGAAGTTTCTTAGATTCACTCGTGAGATAATTCCAAGCTTCAGCGTGCATTACGGTCTTCCCGCACAATCCGCTCGAATAGTTGTTGGTTCAACGGTCGTTTGTCATACGCTCCTGGAGTTCGACTTGTTGTATAATTGGATAAGTGTACTAATGGCAGAAACACCTGTTTTAATTCCAGCCCTGCTCTTTCAGCGCGCCAACAGAGCTCATTGTCTTCCCAGTACATACCTTCCCAGTCCTCATGCCAACCGCCTATCATCTCAAAGTCGCTTTTGTGCCCAAATAAACACCAGCCTTCAAGATAGCGGATTGATTCACCGTCAACCACTCTCACACCTGTTGTAGGCGAGTAAAACGCGCCTTTTTTCGCGTTCTGTACCCTGTCAAGCCAGTTATCTGTCGCCTTGATGTCCGAGTTGAGAAACACCACAATTTCGCCGTCTGAAGCCGCAAGCCCCTGATTGTTTGCCTTGCTATATCCCTGATTCACGTCATTGCGAATGTACTTACTATCATTGCCTAATCGCTCAACCATCATCTGCAATTCGGCAGCAGTATCATCGTCGCTGGCATTATCTATCACGATCACCTGTGAGCCTTGTGCCGCTTTTTCGTAATCAGGTATTAATTCAGGGCAATTGTGAAATGGGGTGACAATGCTAATCATTTCAACCCCTCAATAATCTCTTGCATCTCTTTCAGCACCGGCTTCCAGTGCTGCCTCGTGACGTCATCGGCATCATAAGGCAGCGCGCCCCGCCGTGCCTGATTGCGCAATTCGTAGTCACCCTTTGCCGCGTATGCCTGTTCCATCCGGTCGCAGATCGCGGCGGTAGTGGCTTGCCACTGAAACGCATCGCAGAAGTCGTGATAGACTGGCAATGCTTCAGACTTATCCACTTTCCAGCCGGCAAAGCATAGCTCGCTCATGGAAGTCCAATCGCCAACAATCACCGGCGTGCCACACGCCTGTGCTTCAAGGATCGGAACGCCAAACCCTTCGCCCAAACTTACATTAGTCAAAACGTCCATCGCATTATAGGCATCAACCATAAATTGATCAGGATAGCCAAGCCCATACATATAAGGATCGGCAATTAGAACGTCCTCGCCGATTTTCAAGCCCATCCGATTGATAAACTTCGGCAAGTTGACTACATCCCCGCCGTTAGTGCCCATGTCGGTGTGCAGATATAGCATCGTGTCGGGATGTTCGTGGTGTAAAGCCGCGAACGCTGCAATCTGCTCGTAGAACGCCTTGCGCGACGGGTTGCCTTTGTTCGCAGCAACCATCCCGACAATAAACTTATCCTGCGGCCACTTCAAATGTTCGCGCGCTTCGATGCGATCTCCGGGTTTGAATATGTTTGTATCAACGGCGTGGGGAACGTACCAAACATCCAGTCCTGCCATTTCAGCCATGCGCTTGCCAAACTTGCTCATGACTATGCCCTTAGTTGCCTGTCTTACCTTAGCTAACACGTTTGCCGGCATTGGTTCGTGATCAATCGGAAACCAGGGAAACCAGGGCACATCAATGTTTTGAGCTTCAACAACCCACGCGTCCATCAGGGTAACAACTGCATCCGCTCCATCATAAACCGCGTGAGCGCCGATAATATCCTGTCCATATGGATGACGAAATGACGGATAAACCTTAATCCCATTGATATTCAGCACACCTGCTTGATTGCCAAAGAACGCCGTTACAGAAATACCGCCATCTAATAGCTTTGCCAAACGCGGTACGAATTGTTTTGTTTGATTCCCATAGCCAGTCGCGGCTGCCGGGCTGTTGCTAAACCAGTTCAATCTCATGTTAATCAAGCCTCCAGCTTGCGCTCCGATAGGGCAGAGAAGCGGTGGAGCTTGCCGCTTGTCGAGGTATACGCTCTATCTCTGCCCATTACACTATCCGCTAAACGGAAGTTCCAACCAGCTTCACGCCATAGGTAGGATGATAGACGCCAAAGCCATATTCCATGCTTGCGTTCAACTCCCAGGCACCGCTACCGGAGTAGGATGCGTCCCATTGCGGGTTGATGGTAAACGGCTGGCGCATATCCAGCGCGATAGCCGGCTTAGCGAACATACCGGCAACAGCCGCCGTGCCGCTTGCGATATTCGCGTCGGCAAAGAAGTCCATGTTCGAGAAACTTGCCTGATAGAATCCACCGATGATGGAGTTCTTTAAGTCAGGATTGTCAATAAAGGTCGGCACGCCGGTTGTGCCTGAAGTCAGATAGAACCACTGCACTGGGTGCAGGATAACAGTATAGCGGCCAAAGATTTTATTTGTCCGCATATAAGCCTGCGCACGCAGGATTTGTGTCCAGGTCAAAGTTCCGCCTGCAGTGCCAACCGAGCCGCCGGTAAAACTCGAAAACACACTGGCAAGGTTAGTATCAATATGAGCGGCTGCAGTCTCGCCTAAATATTGTCCCGCTTCAGCTTGCGCGTTATTGGGATCGGAACGAATGCGCCGGGTGGTCAGTAAGAATTGCTGGCCATAAGTTGTCGGCGTGATAGTTCCTGAAACCGAGGCGTTAAACTCCTGCGGAGTCATATCGGCACTTTCTGCAACAGAGGCGAAAGTACCGCCTGAATATGAGCCGAACACGCGCGGAGCGGAGCCGGTCTCATTGAACACGGTTACGAAGGGAGCGATTACGTTCCCCTCTTGCGCTGTCAAAAGCGCCAAGTCATAAATGTTTGCTACGAGGGTTTTAATGCCATCGTAAGTTGATTCGTTTGCCATTTTTTACTACTCCTTTGGGGCTTGATTGCCCCAGTTAATTCCGCCTCCAGAATAAATGTCGGGTGCTTGACCAAGCAACCGGGCTTTCTTTTGAGCGTGTGTCTCCACTACGCCCGCTCTGTCACCAGGATTGGTCGCGCCCAAATTGGGGGCTGGTTTTTTGGGCAGCACTTCCAGGATTGCCTTCGCGTCTTCTTCCATCTCTTCCAGCGTCTCACCGTGAAGTCTGTCTGATAACGCAGCCGGCAAGCCTAACTTAGCTGCCACCTCGATTTGCATAGTGCGTACGGTCTTAGCTTTTAGTTCGCCTTGCGCGCGTTCAAGTTCCATCTTCAAACGGTCTGTCTCTGACATTTCCGCCTGTTTGCGAACCTCTTCCGCCTGCTTATAGCGTTCCAATTCAGCTGCCGCTTTCTTTGCCTGCTTCAGTTCTTCACGCTGCTTGCGGATGAGCTCCATCGCGCGCGCCTCGTCAAACTTTTCAGGCTGGTTTTCGTCAACCACCGTTGCAACGTCCTGCGCTGCACCTTCAACCATCTCGGTTTTAGGGTTTTCTTCTGTCATGTTAATCCTCCAATTATTTCTCTATTAGTTGTTCAAGCGGCGTGCGTGCCAGCATCTCGCCATACACGTCATCATGCCGCCGTGTTACCATGTCTGTAAGCTCAAACTTGCCGTCTTTCCAGGCTTCATACGCGCCCGCCCCCATCATGTTCCGCTGCTCTGCTTCGCTCAAGCCCTGGAACCAGTCAGTGCCTGTTTGCACCTGGTCGTTGTAGCCGATTACAACAGGAACACTTGTACATCGGCAGTTGTAATGTGAGTCCATACTTTCGTCATTGCTATGAACCGTGCCATGCTCAACCGTGCAAGCCATGCAGGTGTCGGCGTCCTGCGCGCTCCACCACATCCAGCCGCTGATTACATCCGAGTTGGCAATGTACATCGCCCGGCTTGCCTCGCGGTTCGCATAAAGCTGCGAGGTGCGCGTCATGCGCATGGCATCGGTAAGCCCGCCGCCCATCACATTCTCGAACATGCGCGCCGTCTTAGCCGGATTGTAGCCAAACGCCACCCCTTCAAGTAAGGCGTTCCCAACTTCCTGCGCGTGATAAGGCGCGAGTTTATTAATTCGTTTCCATAGCGGAGAATCTTCCTGCAAGAAGCCCAGCATGTTATAAATGGCGTTTGTTGGCAGCGATTGCGGCGTGCTATACCCAGCAGCCTTTAGGAATGCCTCGGTCTGTTTTACCGCCATTTCTACGCTCGTCATTGCGTTGTTGCGGATCTCCACCTCAACGTAAGCAGAGTATTTTGCGAGTTCTGATTCCAGCGAGTTAATCAGGTTTTTGTATTGCGAAAGTCTGAATACCTGCCCTTTTGTCGGCGATTCAAGATTGCTCATTGCCAGTAGCAGCGAGTCAAGCTTAGGCTGCATCTGCAAGTAAAGTTGGTGATACGTCTTCGCAAGGCGTGTTAATGCGGCGGCATCCTGTCTATCAACAGCCGCCTTGAACGCGCGTGCCAATTCAGTCGGTGTCGGCATTATTCACCCCGTCCGAACGCGCGCAATAAAGCCGCGCCGATATTATCCCCAGCCGCCTTTTCACTGGCAATGCGCTCTTCTTCATCTTTCCACGTATACCCGCGCAAGCCGCTCGCTGTTTGCTTGCTTACTAACCCTAATTCCAAATCACGGCGGATTGCCGTTGACGCTTCATCCTCATTTACAGGCATCACATCAGGCCACACCACCTCGCCGCCGTCATTATCAGGCGCGCCGGCAAGTGCAAGCAGGCGGTGGTTTATCTCTACGATCGCCTCGCCATACAACCCGCGCTTTTCTTCTAACTTGCTAAGCGCATCCTGGTATAACACGCGCAAGCCAAAGTTAGTAAGCGTGCCAAGCTTATCCGCCATAGAATCAATATCGACAGCCCGGCTCGTATCAAACAGCGCTTGCCGTAAGTAGCGGATGAAGTTGAGGCTCGATGATAGATCACTCTGCATTTCGAGGTTCTGAATGAGCGCATTCGGATCAGACGTGGTAACCATATCATCCACGCCCCATTGAACTTTCGTGGTGTTGCTGAATCCGCGCGCCCAAGTCTTCGGATAAGCATGATATTTGATGATCTTAGCGGTATTGCTGGAAACAAAGTTGATTTTATCCTGTAAGTCAATCAAGTCGTTAGTTATGTCCGGTCTGCCATAGACACTGCCAACTTCCGGCAAGTTGAACCAGTGCACAATCGGAGCGAAGTCCCACTCCCATACCTGCTCGTTTGTGTCTTCCCACTTTGCCCCATTTATGCTGACACTGTCTGTAATTGTCCAGTAACCAGTTTCCGCGTCATGCTCAATAACCTGCTTGATTGCTTTGCCCTTTTTCGTCACCGGATCTTCAATGGCGTAGGCAATGGTATAGCGGAAAATCGTGTCAATGTCTTCTGGCAGCGCGTCCATTGTCACATTCGCCGGATCAAGCACCACTAATTGCGGAACAATCTTGCCGTCTTTTGTGACCGCTCCATCCGGCAATATCTTGACATAGCAAGTGCCGCTTTCGGCGCCATAAACAGCCGCGCGTTTCAACAGTTGCATTTTCCGGTTAGCCCGCCATACAGCGTCAATATACTGCTGCGAAGGCGCGTCTGATTCACCAGGTAAGTCGAACGACGGCTCCTGCCCGAACAGCATGGCAACGGATCTGTCTACCAACAAGCCGATAAAGTTAACGATAATTGCGTCATCTGCTGACTTGATAGGCGCTTTATGCTGCCCGCGCCGATAGTCACGCCTAAGCGAAGATGCGTTCACACGCTCAACCGTTTCGCGCCCCAATAGCGGCTCAAGCAGCCAGTTTCTAAAATTGTCCATTACGCCCATAAGTCCTCACCTGTTAGTATTCATAAAACGGATTCTTCACCACTTGCACTCCGCCACCCGATAACTCTGTAATCGCCCACACCTTCGCGTCAAGCCGGTTAGGGCTGTCATCGCCCGGCATCCACAAACACAATTCGTCTTCAAGCGCAGGAAAGTAACCAACGTGGTGATCGCGCCCCTGCTCGGCGATTGCGGCTACCGGCTCTGCCCTGACAGCTTTACCACGTGAAGCCCATACCAATTTGACATTCACGCTCGAGTCAACCTGTTTGATAACAGCCTCAACCATATCGCCGCCGTTATTCTTTTCAGCAACAATGCAGTCTGCCATGTATTTGTGATAAGCAGTCACAGCTGCGGTAGCCCATTCATGCGGCGTGCCTTGCCTGGAATCGTCCGCAAGCGTGTAGTAATCATTACCCGCTCTGCCAGCAGTTATAATGCCGGCTTCGTCCCCACCGCTCGACGCGGTAGGATCTACCCCAACCACAATGCGGGATAAGTCGGGATGTGTAGTCACTCGGTTAGCCTCAATCTGCGCTCGTTTCCATAACGCGCCTGGAATTTCGTCTACATCTTCTGCTAATATTTCTTGTCGATATGCAAGCGCCGTCATGTCGTTGGTTATTTCTTCAAGCGCGACCTTGCTTAGATACGGATTCTCGTGGCTCGAGAATGTGAAGGTTGCCCAACGTCCGCTTGTATCTTTGCTCGCTTTTTTGAATAGCTTTGCCGCGTGCTGCGGGTCATGTGCTTTACTTGCGGAGCGCGAATGCAACGACGGCGGCGTGTAGATAAACACGGCATTTCCGTTCGTGTCCAACATCATTGGCGCGCCGATAACTTCCCAGGCATCCTCATTCATCAATTGATATTCGTCCAAAATGAGCTCATCGGCATAATCGCCGCGCAAAGTGTCTGCGTTCCAAGCCGTTTTAGCTCGAAGGCGCTGTTCCGTGCCCGGAAGTTCAATAACGTGCTCGGTTTCGTTTTTGTAGAAAATCCCAGCTTCAATAGGCTCATGAAGCGCGCGCGTAACCGTTGTCCAGAATCTGCCAATTTGTTCAGCAGTCGGCGTTGCATATAGCACCCGTTTACCAGAAAGAAACTTCTCAACTGCGTTAATAGAGTTTCCAACCGTTTTCCCACCGCGCCTACCAGCTCTGATAACCTTGCGCTTTGCTGGCGATTCGATGAATTCACGCTGCTTCGCGTGCGGCTCTGGCAGCACAATCTCATAACGCCTACTCGCTATTTGGTTTTTTGTCTGCATACCTGACAATCAATTCAATCGGCGCGGACTCCGCTCCAGTCACTTCCTGCCGCTCAACGTAACCACGGTCTTTTGCCTGCGTCTTTAAGTAGAAAATAATTGCGGTTATATTGCCCTTCTTGATTTCAGAAAACAGCTTGCCTATAACGTAGTCTTTTTGACGTTCTTTTCGCAAACCAAACGCGCTCTTAACCGTTTCGTAACGTTCAACGTATTTGTAAACCGTTCGATCCGAACATCCCAGCATGTCCGCAATTTCAGACGGCGTTCCATATTCAGACTTTTCAATTGCCTGAATTATTTCGCTGGGTGTATATCTCTCGGTTTTTGCCATTTTTTAGTCCTGAAACTATGAATTATTACCCCTCAACCACTACAACTTTTACCAAGTCTTTTAGCCAGCCCATCATCGTTTGAACCTGCGGCAAGCAGTACTCCGGAACGTTCAGAACGACTGTGTACGTTCCGTCGGCGGCGGACTTAACCTGTCTTAGCTCTGCTTCGAATTCAACTGCAATCGGATCTGTCATTCCTAATCCGTTCCGCCCAGCCACGCTTCATGCAGCTCATCGTCCAGCTCATCCATTCGCTCGCGCAAGGCGGCAAGCTCCGTCTCAAGCGCGTGTAGGCGGGCAAGTAACAGCGTGTATTGGTTATCTTCAGTTGGAATTGACATCGACTTCCACCGGCTTCTTCGCTCTCGACTTTGACGCGGGCTTCTTGACTTCCATCAATATCTCGCGCGCTTGTAAATCGTGCTGCGCAAACGAACCGAGAAACACGGACGTATCAGACCGCATCTCTTTTACCTCGCTTACCAGTGCCTGCATGACAGTAGCTACATCTTGCAGACTACCTTTCACCTCAGTCATAGAACAATTATTTTCGACCCTTTGCTCTTTATTGAACGCGCGCCACTTATCGTCTACCTCGTTGATAAACTTCTGCCACTTTTCAGATTCACGCGCCTGGAATTCCTGATTTTGTTTGCTTTGCTCTGCTTGGTATTGCTGCTCTTCCCGTTTACTTTTCGCCATCCAGGATAGAACATAAACAAAAAACGCAATGAACAGGCAAACAAAAACAGCCTGAACCCATGCTGAAGCGGGGATTAACTCAACCCCATCCATTACCCTTTAGCCTCTACATCATCGTCTTCAAGCGGCACCCAAATTTCGGATGGACGGTCTGTTAAATCATAAAGTATATTCGACCCACCACCTGCAACAACCGCCGTTAGAATCTTGCCAATGAGCACATTCGGGATATAAGCGGTAAACAGGTTAACGCCCGACAGCCACACGAACACGCCGGCGATTGCCCACGCGATGTACATCAAAGCGAAATGATCCCAGCCATAACGGTCGAACAGCGGCGTCACAAGCGCAGCCACAAGCCTGTTTGCCAGTACCATAAAGCCAATTACAACGCCTAAAACTGCTAAATCAAATTCCATCAATGCCTCCAAAGTTTATTTATTATGAGTTTTTATAACAGGGCAAGTCAATGCCGGCGCCCTGTCTTATGACCTCGCCGCTGCCGTGACGACGTGCTGTTTATCGCAACCCTGGTCCGCTGGATAATCCGCGCGTGGTAGGTTCTGTTTTATGTTAATGTTTTCCCCGCTCTTCGTACAAGTGCGTTTCCGTGCGGCAACCGCGTAAGGCTACTTCCCGCTTCACCCTGTACCCGCCGCTTCCGTTAGGCTCAATATCTTCTAAGCGCAAGTGAGCGTGCTTTAGATCTTCAATGTGAACGCGCTGTAAATCGCTTACAGACCATCTCAACCATTCAGGCCATTCGCTTGGAATGTAACCATAGATTTCAGCACACTCACGGCATAAGCTGCGATTATCTAATATTTCTGCACCACATACGCACTCTTTTGTCATATTCTTGTTCCTAAGAATAGGTTACTTACGGACAACTTTTGCAAATATTTGCTAAAATTTGGCTAATTCTCTGGTGTGTAACCCCCATCGCCTCCCCAATCTCTTCCTGCGTATACCCGGTCACCCACAAATAGAGGACGGCTGCCTCTCGGTAAGACAGCCGCCCCATCGCGCGTTCAACGTCAATCTTGTTCTCGACGCCTTGCTCGTCGGGTGGAAACAGGTCGTTTAAATCGGTCATGAAGCCTCCAGAGTTGCGTAACTTAATTGCGATCCAATATTCAGCCCGTTAGTAAACCAAGCCGTAGCAAACCAAGATGAGCTTTTTTTTATCTTATTCGGTGTTTCAAAGTTAATTCGCCTATCAAACAGGATTATTTCTATGCCATGTTTCCGCATCAACTCCTGTCGCTTTCTTGTTTCAAGTGTTGTTAGTGGAAGCAGTAAAGCAAACGGCGTGCCAAGATTATAGCAACGATCCAAAAACTGTTGTTTATACTTGAAAGGTGGATTGGTGATTATACAATCGAATTTATCTGGTTGATAAGTTAGAAAATCATATCCACTTAGAATATCAGTACCAATAACATCGTAGCCATATTCTATCAACCCTTTTACAAGATTCCCGTTCCCACAGGCACACTCCCAAATAAGCCAATCAATTCCAAGATATGGAAGTAATGGCTTCAGCGCAATCGCTGGCGTCTGAAAATCATCTGGACTGCCATGACGCAATGGCGGTTTCATAAATATTCCTCCAGCTTCATAGCAATCGCATAGAATATTGCAAACAAAATTATCAACCCAATAAAGAATAGCACGGCATACCAAAACCCAAACACATTAGAAACTATTATGGTAAGCATGAGTGCTATTACTCCAGGGTTGCACATAACGTCAATTATAATATCAGGCGCGAACATGTCGGCAAGGGTCATTCGTCCGCCTCCGGCAATTCCGGCAACGGCATCCAGTGAGTTACAAATTGATCCGCCAACAAATCTGTCGAAAAACACCAAATATTGCCGCCTTTAGTCGGGTAGTCACGCCAAGCAATTGCATAGTTTATAGAACCATAAACATCGTTAGCGTCACATACCAAAACCACATCATACGGTGTTTTATATTCCGGCAGTCTATCTTTTACACTAATCCATTCGCTCATTCTTCCTCCTCTACATCCGGCGCATTACGCTCAATCCACTTGTTCAGCACCTGCCAGACTTCGCGGGCGTTAGCTGGTGACAGCACAATCTTCGTGCCAAAATTGTCTTGCAGATAAACCCAGTCTTTACGTTCAAACAATTGCCAATTCTCAGAATAAATCGTCTTGCTAACATCCATCGTCTGCCTCTTTTTTGTCACTCGTAAAATTGCCCCAGCGGTTGATAAAAGATTCTAATCACCCCATCCAGCTTGCGGAAAACGGTTTGAGCTCTTCCTCAGCCGGCTTTTGTACAATCGCCTTATCCACGGCTTGCAGAAATTGACCGCGCCCGCCATAAACGCGCTTTGCGATGCACATTGCCAAGCCGGTCTCTTTATCGAACCGCTCATCCTCACTCGGACGGGATATAATCTTTTGCCCATCAGAAAATATTGCGATAGTTGTAATCCCGTTATAGATCACTTTGACCGGCTTATAACTTTGCGGGAGTTCTGAACCGCCTTTTACAAGCGTACACTCACAAAACGAATCGTCTATTTTTATTTTCCAATTGCTCATTTCTCACTCTCCATTTTCTATGCACAAATTGTATACCACCGTTGTCCAACCGTCAAGTTGCAAATCACCACTCCACCTCGGTTATGCCAATATTCCACGCCATGATAGCTTCAGCCTCGCTTGCGTATTTATCCGTGTGCGCTTTGCAATTCTCACAGCGGACTTGAAAGTAATGCCTTATCGTGTCGTGGTAGATCTCCGGATACATATTGCCGCATTTACACGGCTGCAACACATAATTCATTTCTCGCTCTCCTTTTCCTGATAATCTTCACAATCGCCACCTGAAAACAGGAATATCGGCGCGTGCTCTTTTTTGCAGGTGACGATGAAATCTCTCGCACACCCGCGCTCAACCGTCTTCGTCTCGATATACTTACAGCTTGCGCATACTTGATTAGCCATTGTTGCCTCGTAACACTTTCTCTGTAAATTCTAAAGCTTGCCCTGATTTTACCATATCCGCGTCAAATTGCAAGACTCTCCAGCCATGTTTTACAGCCAAATTGCCCTTTTCATAGTCTCTGCGTATCCCAGTGCCAGTTGAATGTCCGCCGCGCGTGAACGTTCCGCCATTGATCTCGATTAAGAGGTTTTTGCCTTGCCATTTTCCGGAAACGAATGCAAAATCGAATCTGAAGCGTCTGCCAGGAATCGCCTGGTATTCCCGCACATATCCATCCAGCCCAACCGCGTCAAGTTGTGTCGCAAAAATGTCTTCAAGTTCAGACGCGCTCATGGTTCAAATTCCCCCGTATATTTAGCAACAATTTCATCCCACGCCTGTTTTCGCTCAACCCTTTCATCGTATTCATCCCAGGCTTCGCTTATATACTTTTTGCCCCATTTTAGCATTCTGAATACAGTCATTTCTGCGTGAACAGCGCGCGAACGAAAATCTTTTATCTTGCCCTGTAATTCGATAACACGGGCGCGGAGTCTCAGAATTTCTTCATCACACTCTTTTAGATGCTCTTTGTTAGAATCCAAAACCGATTTGTTAACATCGATGATGCTCTGTAGAGTTTTAATGTGATTCTCAAGCCCATCTACATACGCAATAATAGGCTTGTCTAATTCCGTGCCACCGTGCCCACCCTCGCCATATTGATACTGCTCAGTAAGCGCCTCGTAAAGCAGATCTTCAAACTTATCACTTGCCATTTTTTTCTTCCTTTCGCTCGCTAAAATTCTCGCACGTGCCATACATGTGCGTCATCACAATCCGGCGCGTAAACTTCCCGCACCGCCCGTAGTCATCTTCCCAGCGATGCCAGTGCCTGCAGTTTTTACAGCTCGTTCGCATAACCTCTGCCGCTAAAGCTTCCATTCGACTCATTTTTAACTCTCCTCTGCCAATTCACCGAATCCGCAACGTTTCGCCCACTGACTAAGTGCAAGCCTCAATTCGTCAAATTGCCCGTCGGTTGGCAACTCCGGAAGTGTTAGAGCGATATCCAGCCCAGAGTGTTCAAAAAAAGAGTAACCTACAAATTCAACCGTTGGTAGATAACCGTCACGTACTTCTTGCTCGCTAAGCTGTTTCAAAATATATCCGTTTATCATTTTTCACACATCCTCTGCGCCAAAAATTGGTACTTTATTCGCGTTTTGTTTTGCAAGATACATAATTTATCATGTTGGCGCGGTAACCTAAGAATTTTCCGCAGATTTCCAGCGTTTCAGCGAATTGTGAATAATAATTGCACGGGTTAGTCGTCATCATCGTCTAACTCCGGCAATTCTGGATAGTAATAAATTGGCACGCCGTACATTTCAGCGCAAGTAATTTCGCCTTTCACGCCGTCTGACAACTCCCAGCCTGGAGACACCACCAGCGCGTCACACCTTGCGAGGATTTCGATATCGCCGTTTAGCCACCGATCAGCCTCAACCTCTTTGTCCGCTAACGCAACTGGTAAATCTGAGTTAGCCGCTGGGCAAAAAACCGTGTAGCCTTTTTTCCACAGCTCAAGTGCTAACGATTTCGCGTATTGAACATTTTCCTCAAGCGTCTTGCCGTTTTTTGGACGAATCGGGGTTGCTAAGTAGATAATCATTTCTCGCCTCGCATTTTATAGTGCTCCAGCCTATCCCGCATGTCAAGCGCCATTTCAAAGCAGCCGCGCTTTTCAGCCTCTGCGACAAACCGCTCCCATTCGCTAACATCAAGAATGTTATTGTTTAAATCCAGCATCAGCTTTTCCTTCCAGAAGTGTAGTGCCCAGAAATCTTTCATAACCTCAAACTCCTTCCTTGCAGTGCTAAAACAGTGTTTTTCTTATCGCGCACTCGATCCACGATATAAGCCGGAAAAATCTCTTCCGGCGCAAAGTTGCTTACCAGAATTGTAACCTTATTGCGGCTAAGCGCACTGGTGTAGCGCGCGTCAATAATCTCTGCCAAACTTTCGCGGGCAAAGTCGTTCATCCTATCGCGTCCAAGTTCGTCAATGGTAAGCCAATCCATGTCCTTGTAATGCCTAAGCCGTGTCTGATATTCTTCCTGGCCTCGCTCGGTGTCGTAGGACGCGCGCAAGTGGTTTATAAGCTCACTTTGCCTGGTGTATAACGCCCGCATACCGGCCTGAATTGCCTCAACAGTATAGGCGCGCGCGCAAACAGTCTTGCCAATTCCAGGCGTGCCGTGAATGTAGACAAAGCCTTTGCGCGCTTGCAGAACCGTTTTTAGCGCGTCCATAATGCGCTCAACCGCTTTTGTTTTTTGCGGTAGTACTTGCCAGAGCTGCGCGTCACTCTCGCTCACGCCAGAGTTATAAAACCGGCGCGGGTTATTCGGGCACGCCGCCCAGCCGCCGTCATCGCTTGCAATCAGCCCTACGCCCTGGCAAACTTCACAGCCCGGAACGCAGTAGCCGTAATCAATCGGGCGCTTTTCGGCAATAGTTGACGCGGCGTCAAGCGATATGCCGAAAGTTTCACAAAGTTCTTGAATGTGTTTTTTTAATGATTCAGTCATCAAACTCCAGCCTTTCTTGTAATTGTGCCTCTGCGATGCGAGCGTTCAGTGCGTCCTCAATCGGACGGGATTGCCAATCCCACTTAGAGTCTACAGTCCCACTCGATGCTCCACACTGGTCACAAACCCTGTATTCTTCGCCGAACTCATTCCACGCATGTTCGGCAAACTCCCATCCACAAAACGGGCACGGTCGTAATTCGCTCATCTCATCCTCCTAAATTCCACGCATGTCTTGCGGATAAGATTCGCTCACGCGCCAGATGTCTGAAAGCGGGTACTTGTAGACCACTTCGCCATCGAAAACGCAGTAAAAAGAGCCCTTTTCATAGGCGGTACAGTTCGTGTAAATGAACGGCGTGCCATTGTTCTTCAGCCAAATGTTGATTGTGTACTTTTTTGTTTCGTTCATCTCATCCCTCTTTCCAATCTTTTGCGAGCTCGCAGAATTTATCTGCTTCGGGCGTCGGCTCTTCGTATGTCCAGTCAATAATAGAATTCAGCATTGCATATCCAGCTTCAATAAGCTCATTTACGAACTCTTCCAACTTCTTATTGCGCGCGGTCAGTTTCTCGTTCTCATCCTTCCAATCTGCAACTTGCGAATGCTCCCAGGCGTTGTTCACAATGCGAAAGTACGGCGGATCTGTAATCACGGCGTCCACACTTTTATCAGGCATTGTGCGCATAAACTCTAAGCAGTCTCCTAAATGCAACTCAACTTTCGGCTTGTTAGTCATCGTTTATTATTACCTCCTCGTTTGATGTATCTCCTACGTAACCCGGAATATAACCCCATATGCTTTTA